CACACCAGTCTGATCGGCCCAAGCAAATCTCATACTCTGTTGTCCACCAGATGCAACAAACCCAAACCAATATTCTTGGGCCCCGGATGCCCACTTACTTGCAATAGTACTGTAAGTTTTAGATGCTGCTGCTTTAAGCCAAGTCTCAATAGTGAATGCACCTGTCAAAGTTAAATCATCAGAATCGGGTACGGTGATCCAGTGACCGTGCTGCCCAAGAAATTCCACAGACTTAATGGATTCTCCAGATGCTGCAGCAACAACCGCCGCAACTTTCCATTCGGATCCATCCCAGTATTTGAGTTGAGATGACTGAACATCAAAAACAACTTCTCCAGTTGTTCCGGATGCTGGTAGATTTTGTGTTAGTGAGTATTGTGGAATATCAAATGCTCTTGAAGAGTTTTCGAATTTACCGCTGACACTATTGTATACAAGTGTTTGATCGTTCTCTATAGTGGACAACTGAACCTGTTGAAGACCACCCACAGTGACTCCACCCCAGTTCTTCGCAGTTCCGTTTGTAGAAAAGAATTTTCCAGAATGACCAGATTGAGCACCAATAAACTCTCCTGATATAGAATCAGTTTGCGGTTCCAGCATATTTCCAATTGCCTTCCCAATTTTTTTCAAGTCAGCCGCAGTCGCAGTTCCAGCAATTGCTGCTGCTCTGGTGTTGATCGCAACTTCTAGTGCTGCGTTTTCTGATTGTTCAAGACTCGGAGCAACTCTAGAGAGTTTATATAACTCATCCGCAGAGGCCGCTTGCGCGACCTCTGATGCTCTTTCACTAATTGATGTTATCGACGTTGATAGTTGTGCGTCAGCCATTCGGCAACTCCCTTAAATTACTTTGTTATTGACAGTATAAGGAACCAACCAAATATTAAGATACTGGTACGCTATACCATCCTGAACCTGTGAAGATGTACAGTCTGTTTGTAGAAGTAACGAGTGCCTGATCGCCTGCGTTATTTCCACTCAAAGGTAATTCTGATGAATTTGCGTAAACTGTCAAACCACCTGCTGGGGCAGTGAAAGAAAATTCACCAGTTACTGAATTATAACTTACGTCTCCACTAGTCTGGACTAATGCCCTTGCTCCACCCTCAGAAAAGTATTGGTTTGTAGAACCCGCTGGAACGTCATCAGAACTATTAATCTGAACTCCACCCGTATCTACGTCTCTTGTGATAAGTTTTTTAATTCCTCTGCTTAACTTGTCTACTTCTCCTGCAGTAGCAGTTGTGGATAGAGACAATGCTCGAATGTTGAAATCTCCCTCAACATCTCCGTCTGTATCCAAACCTGTATTCTTTGCAGCCCTAGACAACTTTAATACATTATCTACACCCGCACCACCGACTTCCGCACGAATTTTTGTTTTCATCGCGCCGATTGCGTTTTGTAAATTTGAATCTGCCATGTCTGTTATCCCTCGTTATTTTGTTTTTATACTGTTAGGAAGCGACAAATGAACCAAATGCAGTCCATTGAGTTCCGTTCCAATAATAAATGTTGCTGTTCTCTAGAACATATGCAAAGTCACCATTGCCTGCACTTGCGGGCAAACCAGCGACTGAGTTATATTCTGCAGCGACAGTTTTGTTTACTAAGGTTTCTCCGGTAAATCCAGAACCAGTATAAACTGGAACTTCGCCGTCAGAAACACTGGTTAAATCAGAAACATCTGATAATGCTGGTGTTCCCCAAGAGACGTTTGTTCCGTCTGTTGTAAGATACTTACCACCGTTACCGGATTGTGTAGGAAGTTCTCTTCCTGTTTCTGTGTTAGGTTGAACCAAGTCCAATACCTTTGACAAACTATCAGAAAGATCCAAGAGAGTATCGACATCATCTTCCGTAGCAAGAAGAGATTCTAATCTTGCGTTGATTAATGTTTCGATTGTTACATTATCAGTTTCTCTTAGATTCTTGACCATTCTTGCATATTTCAAGAGGTCATCTTTGTTTGCGGTAGCGACTTGTGCTTCGATGTCAGCGACCATTGTAAGTCTTGCTGCGTCTAATGCGCTATCTAAATATGACATTCCTTTTCTCCGTTATAATTCTTTTAGTTTGCAGCCGTTACTTCGACCCAAGGACTCGCAACGGTAATTGTTCCCACCATATTTGAGTGATTTCCACACTGATAGTATAAAACATCTGGAGCGTCAGAAGGAACTGTGATCGTTACGCTTCCTGATGTTGCTCTAGAATTTGTTACTCCACTTGTGTATTCACCAGAAAAACTTCCTGCGTTACTTGTTGCAAAATAGAAAGGATGGCTAGAAGTTGAAGTTCCATCAAGTGCGAATGTGTATGTGCTTCCTCTGTAGAAAGTCAACGCAGGATTATTCTCTGAATTGATTACATACGCACCAGTTACTGCAGTTACACTATGAGTTACACTCTTTACACAATAGAATTTGAAATCTGTACCACAAAGAACTAGTTCACCCTTCTCACCATCTGTTGGGAGACTTGCGGCGTCTGTATAGTATCGAATCTTTGCAGCATCAGCAGCAGTAGAAACAAATGCAGTTGAACTAGCATCGTAAACTAGAATATCTCCAGCGGTAGGAGTTCCAGATAGAGCATTCATATCAGACAAAGATACTTTCGCCCATTGAGTAGACATACCAGTTGTCTTTAGAATTCTATCGGATAGTCCAGTATCATCTGGAAATTGAATACCATCTACAAATTTTGTTTCTAACATATTTGCGACAGCTCTAGATAGTTTAAGTTTTTCGTCAATCGTTGCAGTAGAATACAACGAACTTACTCTTGCATTGACAGCAGTTTCTGCTGTTGCATCATCGGTCTTTTTGATTTTTTTAAGTGCTTCGGTGATGTCAGCAAGTTCTGATGCGGTTGCACTTGGAATAAGTGATTGACCTCTAGAAAGTACTGCAGCAATCGAAGTGCTTAGATTTGAATCCGCCATTTATGATTCTCCTTTGCGTAAATTAGAATTAATTTAATCTCATCAAGTAATTGTATGTGTATATTTATGGATTTATTTCTCTCAAGAACACCAAAATTAGAAATATTTTTAAAATAATTCTAACTTTTTGCTTCCCTTACTTCTTGAGATGTACCAACGAAATATAAACTACCTTCCAATACTCTTTCTGCGATATCAAAAAGTTCTCTCTGATATCGGATATATGCCATTTTATCTTCCTTGGAAGAACTTGCATCATAGAAATTGAAATCTTCTAGGTTCTTTTCTATCTTACTTATAAATGTAAGAAGTTGTGGGCCGTGGACAGTTCTTTTACTCATCGTCTAACATTAACTCCAATATAGTTAAGTAGTTTTTAACTAATCGCAAATCTTCGGAATATCTTTCTCTGATATCATCCTCATTAAAATCTGCAAGAATGCAATTTTGTTTAAGGATACTAACTGCCTCTTCAATAGCCTCTCTCACTCTTTCCGGACTTTTCATTGTCTGGATATTATATAATTTCATTGGAACCATTTAACTTTCCTTTTGAATGTTCACTTACTATTTATAATATATTTTTTAAAGAACATAAAAAAAGGGGAGCATTGCTCCCCTTTTTATCACCATAGATATGTATTAGATATCTGACATTGACATTACAGATACTCTAACGTGTCTTGCTTCTGTTAAGTAGCAAGTAAGAGTATTTGCGTCAGTCTCTTCTACAGGTACAAGATCGTTAGCATACAATCCGTCATCACCCAGTACCATAACTTGTACAACCAAGAAGTTGGAGTTCAAGTTGTGAGAAACTGTGTGAGTCGTAGCTGTTGATGTAGACTGGAAGGTAAACTTCGTAGAGTTTACAGCAGATCTGATCGCACTGTCACCAGAAATTCTAGCAGCAGTTTCTGTTGCGAGGTCTCCCTCAACGTCAGAGATCAAAGAGTCTAACTCAGCAGTACTAGATGCAAGTTGTGAATCTAGTGCAGCGTCTACTTCCTTCATCGTTGTCGCAGAATCAAGATAGTTTGTTCCACTGTGAGCAGAGAACGTACCATCTGTATTCAAACCAGCAGCGGTTTCTACATTGTCAACTTCTGTTTGAAGACCAGAAATACCAGTTGTAATTGAACCGGCAACTGAATCAGCAACAGACTTGATTTGAGCATCAAGAGCTTCGTCAGCAGAAACCAATGATGTAGCAGAACCAAGATAGTTGGTAGAACCATTTGCACTGTAGGAACCATCTGTTCCAAGACCAGCACCTGTCTGAGTAGCATCCAATTCAGATTGAAGGTTACTATCGGCAGTTGATCTAGCAGAAGCTTCGTTAGATACCGCAGTAGTTCTGTCACTTACTTCCTGAGCAATCGCATCGGCATTTGCTTTGATTTGATCGTCTAACAACGAGTCAGCATTTGCCAATGAAGTTGCGCCAGAAATGTAATCTGCAGAACCGTCAGCGCTGTAGGAACCATCTGTTCCAAGTCCAGCACCTGTCTGAGTAGCATCTAATTCGCTCTGAAGACCAGAGGCATCAGATTGAAGGTTTGAAATGTCAGTAATTACTGAAGAAGCAACTCTAACACCAGAAGCCGTCTTTGTAAGAGTGGCACCGTCCAACTTCAACTGCAGCGTAGCAGCAGTATCTGTTGAAGAGGTAGATCCATCTGTAGACAACATCATACCGGAATCAGACGCGAGGTCTAGACCGATTTCGTCAGAAGGTAGTTCTACAACACCAGCACCAAATGATAAGAACAGTTCATTACCATTCTTCTTGATACCAGCACCAGCTTCGATTTGTCCAGCTCCTGAGAACTGCTCGAATGACATATTGGTAGAACCAACTGTGATTGCGTCTGCACTTACAAGTACGAAACCGTTGCTTGCGTTTGCAGTACCTTCTTCAACGAATGTGAACGCACCAGAAGTAACTTCGTCATCAGAATCAAAGTCTACGGCTCTTACAGCAGCACCAGATGCCTGAACGACATAGATACCGTTTTGACTTGCAGTAGACTGATCTTTAACAAGTACTCTGTCCCCAGTTACCAATGAAACACCGTCAACTGTTGAACCATTAGCGAGTGCGCTTGAAAGGTCTACATTTCCTGTTGTAGCAACTCTTACTGAACCTTTAACATCAAGACCTTGAGAGTTCGCATCTACATATGCCTTTGTGGCTGCATCTGCGTCATCTGTTGGTGAAGGCAAGTTAGTGATTCGGTTGTTACTCATGTTCAGAGTACCAGCCATTGTATCACCGGCCTTCTCTACTGCAGCTTCAGCAACGACAGATACTGCTGCGATAGCAGCGTCTAGTGCGGCGTCAACAGCCTTGAGGTTTCCAGAACCATCAATGTAGTTAGAACCACTGTGAGCGGTCATTGAACCATCAGCAGCAAGACCAGCACCAGTCTGAGTTG